GCTTAGTGCTTCCATTAATGGTTCTTTTAACGACAAAGTAGACCTCGTCTTCTTCTCCGGTAGCTGGAAGGATAGCAACTGACTCAATTGTCCCTCCTTGCGTTTTAAGGCGATACCAGCCCATTTTTTCCACTTCTGGATCAAACACTAGGCAGGCAGCAATACCCTCTCCTGTGACGGCGTATAGCGTAGAAACACGGTTTAGCTGAAACGCCATTTGCTTGACGCCACCTCTTGTTACGTGTTCAGCCTCTCTAGTCATATCAGCAGCAGCGTAAACGCCCCGCTCATAATCGTTTGTGAGACCTCTGATGATCCTGCCTCCTAGCTGGACGTAGAATGTAAAGTCATCAACCTCTACAGGCTCAAGGTCAGCAGCGCCGCGACCGGCTTGTCTTGCCGAGCTGTTCTTACCTGGCGCTAGAATAGACGACCCGTCTTCACCGGTTAGGTTTCTTATCTGCGAGGATAGCCCTAGAAGCGTCTTTGACTGCTCGGATACCCATTGTATCGGATCTTGGTTGCCGGTCCTTAGAACGTCTTTAAATGGCTGCGAGTCTTCTTGTATGCCACGCTTAAAGTTATCCCATTTATCTACCTCGCTTCCCCAAATAGCTTGGTTGTCTGCCTTGGTAGAAGCAAAACAAAGCCGGTTGTTTTTAAAGAACACCTGACTTGGAAACCCTTTTCTATAATTCCACTCATTTTCTGACCAGTGCTTAGTTGTTGCCGTAGAATAAAGCGGCCTAGTTGTGCTTACATCAGCAGTGACTTGTGTCGGAGAAGTGTAACCAGTAACTGTAACTTCTCCTGACTTTTCAACATCAGCAGTTGTCCACGTCACTCTATGGTTTGTTCCGCTAGCAGTATTAAACAATACAACACGAAGCCAAATTGGATTGGCCGACTCATCACCTTCTCTTACGTAGTTATCAGAACCATTGTAAGACGCCATTGAGAATCTAGTTATCCAATTATTAAGAAGCCCATCATCAGACTCTTGAATACCCCATTCTCCATCCCAGTTACCTTCTGTTCTAAACGACCACTCTCCTTCAATGTAAAATTTCATTACATCAGAAGTTGTTCCAATAATTTCCGCAACGACTCCAGGCGAAAAATGCTGGCTTATGTCAATAGGGTTTGTTTGTGTAGAGCTATTTGAGTAAAGAGTGTGGCAAGTGTAGTAGAAATGAGTTCCGGCATCATTATAATACACTTCTTCTCCAACTTGATATGTGTTGTTTTTATTAAAACTAGTCGTTGCTTTACTTGTATTAATTGACGATTCGGTTACGGATCTTGGGACATAGTGAGAAATTTTAAACGTGCTTCCATCGCCGTCATCCATTTCGTCAGTAAACAAGTTACTGGAAGACGTTAAGGTTATACCTGTGCCTGTTGCCGCAGACGCGCTTATAGTAACATCTGTAAGGTTTTCGTCTTCAAACGGCTGGTTCTCAAACTCAAGCGCTGCAAAATCAAACGTAGTGTCAGATGTTCTGGTTAGCTTGTAGGGAGCATGATTAGGCGAGGCAATATAGACAATGTCGTTTGTTGATGTCATTCTTAGGCTAAACACCTCATCCTCAGTGTATGTAGTCACTACATCAGCCCCGCTAATGTATGCGCCGTTTCTCCAGAACCTTAAAACATTGTGGCCAAACTCAAGAAGGTAGGACTCTTCGTTAGAAAACGTGAAGCTTTCAAGCCGTGTTTTCTTTGATGAGTCTTGGACCTCGCCAATGTATTCAGTGCCAGGTCGCTTTCTCGCACCGCCAGGTATGGTCGGGGCAAAGTTCTCCATCGTTCTTAGCGATGTAGCGTATCGTGACAGCTCTACACGGCCAAGCATGAGCGGAGACCACTCACCATTAAAGTTAGACTGCAAAAACTCAGGCATTGTATCTTCCGCTTTCGGCGTGGTTTTCTTCAGATCTTTGGAGGAAGTCAGAGTTTTCTCCTGATCGTGACTGTCTTGCGTCGCTCAGCCATGCGTCTTTGATGGCATTGTCGGCCATATTAGATAAATCACCGGCCAGTCTGGACTCACCGAGGGGAATTGCTAGCTTTGATGCCAGCTTGATTGCTAGAGCCTTAACAAGAAGTGGTGATAGATCTGATGAGATCACCTCTTTAATGTAAACTAGGCCGCAATGCTTAATGTTACTAAGGATAAGCCCAGGCTCCTTCTCAAACTTGCGAATAGGAACTGGGTTTGGTGTGGGCGTCTCTTCTGAAAGCTCAAACAAATCTAAGACCCTAAGACAGTCTTCTGGGATAATGTGAGCGTAAGACCACCCGAAATCTGGTGTTGCGCCGAATAGCGTCATTCTAGTTCGTTTCCGGCCTACTGACCACCTGTGCTTCTCCATGATCTCACGGAGCGTCTGGTCAAAGTGGAGCGAGACCTGCCGTGCCTCCTTGGTGTTTTCAGACATTGTTGCAATTGTCTGCTCTCCCAAATAGCCAAGCGCTTGGTTGGCAATGTCGATGTCGGTAATGATCTTGCTCATAAAAAGGAAAGGCCCGCCCGCCCCGAAAGACAGACGGACCCTTGTTGGTTGTTGCTATGGACTAGGACTCGTCGCAAGGAATCTCTACAACCTTGACTTCCTCAAGGCGAGTGGCTCCTGCTGCGGCAGTTCCGCGAAGCTGGGCGGCGTCATTGAAGTCGTTACGCTCGCTAAGCTTAAACTTAGGATTCTGCCAAATATCAAGTGCGATACCTGACTTCACAAAAGCAAAGCAAGTGCGAACATTGGATGCGACTGCAAGGCGCTCGGTGCGGACGAAGTTGAAACCAAGGAACTGGTCAATCTCTCCGTTATAGAGAGCTTGGAGTTCTCCGGCATAATCACTAGAAGTGATCTTAGCTTCATCATAAAGACCGCGAAGGGCTTTGGCGTTAAGCACAAGGTAAGCGTCATCACCGTCAATGTCTTGGCCGAATACCTCGTTTTCTTCCATGAGCTGCTTAGCATCAAGGATTTTTGCAAGGTTCATTCCAGACCCAGTGCCTCCAGTATCGACAGAGATAACTTGGCCAGTTGGAAGATCAGTGCTTACAGCGCCATTGTTACCGGTCTTTGCAGTTCCGGTAGCAGCGGCAATGATGAGATCATCCATCTTGCGGTTAAATCCTGCCTTAAACTCAAGGAAGGTCTGCGATGTGGGCTTCGACTGCTCTGCAAGCCACACCTCGTCAAACTCGTCAAAGTGCTTAACAGCCTGGAACTTCTCAGGGTAGTTAGCGCGCTTCTGAGTTTCGATTTCAGAGATTGCGGTTGCAGCAATGCGGTTTTGACTAGGAGTGCCAAGTGACGAAACGTCAATAGGCTTAATCTGGTCGCGGTAGTTTACCTCACCGGTGCAGTTGGAGTTGACGCTAACAGCGCCGCTAAGACGGCTATCGACCTGCTGGGCAAGACGACGCCACTGACTTTCAAATTTAGGCTGATACTGATCGATCAGCGCGAGTGTTGGACTAACTGGCATAATATTTTAAGGTTTAGGTTTTTGTTTTGGTTCACGAAAGCCGCTGTCTGTGAACGGAAACCTCTAAAATTGGGGCAGCTAATGCTGGTAGGCCATGCGAGGGGCGTATGTAGGGCGGCCAAATTGGGGCTGTATAGACAGGTCTAGCAAGCTAGGTAAGCTGTCATGGATAGCCTTCTAAGCTAAAATATCAATTTAGTCAAACAAAAAGCCTCCCCCTCTGACATGACTAAGAGGAGGAGGCTAGGTGCTAGATGGGAAGAGAGAGACCACCTAGAAATTTGTTAAGCAATATCTCTCGCTTTTGCTAGCAAAGTGTCAACGTGTTTGTGAACAGCATCGTCGCCGGCCATAAACTTGGCGTGCATTGGGTGCTGGTCATCTTCCATAATTGCTTGAGCTGTTTCGGCTGGGCCTCGGAAGTCATCGACCTTGGCTGTCTGACCTGGGCCTCGGTAGGAAGCCTCTGAGATTGCATCGCTTAAGTGAGCAAACATCCTAGTAAGCTCTGGGCTATCAATCTGAGATACTACCTGCTTGACGCCTTCAATCTGCTCCTGACTTAGTCCAGCTTGGATTCCGAGCTTTTCGGCTGCAACAGTCGCTCCATTAATGCGAGCATCGGTTTCTGTTCCAAATGCCTCTAGAAGCTGCTGTTTACCGGCTTCTCGTCGCTCTTGGGCCTCTGCCTGCCATTGTTCGGCTTGTGCTGCTGCTGCTTCTTGAACAGCCGCTAGTCCAGCAGTGATTGCTGGTCCTGGCGCTCCTGACTGGATTAAAGCATCAACTACTGGAGTTGCAACCTCTTCAGTCCAACCGGTAGCGTTCTGGAAGCTTTCAAAGTCTTCCGGCATCACTTGATCTGCACTCTCTGGCACACCGGCAGCTTCACGGAATCGACTCCAATCCTCATCGGTGGCGTCTGCTCCTGGGTAACTGACTGACTTTGCTCGCGCTGCCGTCTGGTTATCCTTGAGCATCTTTGCTAGGTCAGATGGACTCTTGCCTTTGAAGTTACGGTTAATGTAGTCAGCATCGACGCTGTCGTTTTTAAACCGGTCTCCAATCTCTTGAAACCTGCCATCCTCATCAAACATTCCTGATGTATCAAAGGTTGGCGGGGTTGATGGGTCTGAGCCGTATTCTCCTGTAGGATCAGCTACGGCAGCACCGCCGCCAGCATCTCCTCCTTCTTCGTTTCTAATCAATTCGTATTGTCTCATAGATTCTCTTCTGTAAATAGATCGCCATATTCGTCCTTGAACTGCTTCGCGCTCCAGTTCTCGCGTCTCCACTCAACTACCTGAGCTGACTTCCCGCCCATGCGTTTAGTGAAATATTCTGCCGGAGCATCCTTTCTAGACCGTTTTGTCTTAGGCTCCTCAATAGAAACCTCAACCTCTGCTGGTGATGCGTCACCAATTAGGCTTTCTAGAGTCTCTCGGAACTTCTCCTGCTTGTGGTGAAGCCCTGTAACCTCGCCGTCTACAAGCGTGGCAATCTCTTTCATGTCGGTCTGTCGAATGAACTTGTCGCCAACTAGTTTAAATAGTCTTGGATCAATCATCTGGGTTTCTTGGTTTTAGGTTCTCTAGTTCTATGATTACGTGACGGCCACCTTCGCGTAGTTTCGCGGATGTCTCGTTGTAGTCGTCTTCTGCTTTGAACACCGGCTGGTCGAACTGAAATTTTACTTTCATCCATTCCAACAGCGCGTCCCCTTCTGTAGTAGACAGGAGAGTCTTAACAACCTTCCCGTTATGTGTATGTCTGTCCATTATTGCATCATGCCTTGAAGCTTCTCAGGATCGACCTGGCTGGCGTCCTTGGCAGCGCTGGCGGCTTGTTGAGCCATCATCATCTGCTGCTGTTGAGCCATCTCTGCTGCACGGGCTTCGCGCTGTTCGATTACCTGTTGAAGATTCTTGATGACATCCTCAGAAATACCGTCATTGCGGGCGCTATCTCTAAGCATCTGGTCAAGGTCAAAGTTGTCGGCAAGCTCTGGAGCGATCTGAATCATTGGCATAATCCGCTCAATAGTGCGGTCAATAGCGTTGTTTTCGATCATCCTTATCGCTAGAGCAATGCGCGAGGTGAACTCAACCTTTGGAAGCGGCACGATACCGGCATTCATTGGGCCATCAGGGTAAAGCTTTACAGACTCAGGTGGGTCTGGGAATGCTCCTTCATTAAACAGTAGCAAGAACACGTTCTGGAAGATTGGTGTTAGCTCTGTAGTGATCTGGTTGAAATTAGGCAGGAAGCGACGAAGAGCAGCGTTTTCAATACTGGCAACCTCTCTGGCTGTCATCTGCTTGTCCTTCTGAGCTACGGCCTCAAATAGTTGTGCGTGGAAGAACCCACGGACCTGCTCTGTCACGTTCTCCATCAATACCATGCCGGCGTTGATGTCGTTGTAGAGTCTCATCTGCTCGGGCTTCATCCCGTTGCGCTCATCAAAGACTGTTACACCATTAGGCCGTGTTGAGATCTCATCTACTGAGTCTGATGGCACTAACCAAGGTGGCTTGACCTGTAGAGCTACGCCCTCATGGACATCTCTACGGAGCTTATTCAGCTCTCTCATTGCCGGTAGCGCCTTGGAGGCTGGAGCTAGACCGTAGTTGTAATCATTCCAGATCTCAGCTCTTGGTGAGGCGAATGGATAGTAATCATATCCACCTTCCTCTAAAATCATTCTGTCTTCTTTGCAGACGTAGATACTGGCAAATGGCTTGTTCTTGGCCTCAATGCCGTTCTTGTTGCGAGGGAAGCAAGCGTGGATGACCGTGAAATAAGTCTTCTCACCGCCCTTTTTCATATCATTTAGCGATGCCTTAGCCTTTTTGCCTAGGTTATCCTCTCCAAACTTATCTGCCATTTCAGAGGCAGTCATAGTCAGCCACCGGTATTCGGTCCGAATGTCTCCCTCGCCATCCTTCTCAATAGCAAATGTGCCTAGACGGTCGTAACAAAACTTGAGTAGCTTCTTATTTCCTCGCTCAACATACAATGATCCAGTGCCACCGCATCCCATATCGGTGACGACCGGCTTGATCGACTGGTAGAAATTACTGCGTCCAAGAGCAGTTAGGGCTAGCTCAGAACATTTGTTATACCATTTGCGGCCCGCATCATCGACCTCGTGGTCATCCTGGGGCGTGTAGATCATCCATTTCTCATTTGACGAGAATACCTCGGCGATCATGCCGTTGGAGTAGGTATCCAGACTCTCAATCCCTGTAGTGTCATACAAGCCCGAGAATCCGGTAACGTCAGGCGACTGGGGAGTTTGCGTAAATATATCAAGCTGTGGCTTAAAATACTTGGCAGTCAGATCCCAGTGAGACTTAAAAGCGTTTAGTTCACTCTCAAGTGATTCAGCCTTTCTGAGAATAGTGTCTACGTTCTCGTCGATCATTGTCCTTGGGCTGTCTTAGATCCCGTCGAGTAGTTTGGATTGACGGCTCCACCTCTAGTTGACTGAGCATAGCTAGACTCACTCATGCTCCGCTTACGCTTACGCTTAGCAATCTTCTTGGCTTCAGTGCGGCCTACGTCTGGCATTGCAGGGGCCGGCGGGGGCGGCGGGGGCTTTGGCGATAGGAATCCCATAAGGCTCTTTATCGTTTTTATGTAAATATGTCAACTATCTTTAAATATCAAGCAAGCGACACTTTAGTATCCAGTTCCAGCATTGATGCGTGGCCTACGCCGGCGCTTAGCGTGTGACTGCTGATCTGTCAGCATATCGTGAAGCTCTGCCTCCGCAAGCATTGAGAATGCGTCAGATGGGTGAGACTCCCAGCCGTGAGAGATCTTGTTTGTGATCCATCCAGTTCCATCGGTAGCTTCCTTGTAATGAAACTGGCTTAAAGCGTCCCTGAGATGCGTAGTTGGCTTATCTCTAAACCAAATATTCGGAAATGCCTTCTTGGTCGCGTTAATCCGCAGTTCCTTGTCATGCGTTCTAGGAATTGTCTGCACGTTTGACAGGCCAGCCTTCCGTAACTCCTCTGCAAATGTCAGTCCATTAGGCTGTCTAGCTGCCGAGTCATGTGGAAGTAAGTGACCGCCATAGCTAAATCCTTTGGCCTGCATATGACCTACACGATCCTCTAGCGTCATGCCGGCTGATATGTCGCAGTCAATGACCGTTCTCCTCATCCCATCAATCTGCCAATAGATGACAGCAGTGTTCTGTGGCGATCCGATGTCCCAAGTCGTCCATACCGGACCACGATTAGGCTCAAAGTCGCAAACATGACCTAGCCTCAGCGCATCTTCTACCTCTTTGGCGTAAATCGTGCCAGGTATATCAGATGAAAACGAGCATTCAAACTCCCGCTCAAACACATTGCTCTCTCTTGTAGCTTTCATCCTAGCTAGCTGATCAGGCGGGATAAGACCGCTTTCAGATGCTTTTAGACAGAGGGAGAACCACTCAGGGTCTTTGAGCGAGTGCTGGTAGACTCTCCAGAAGGCATTCTTACCCTTGGGCGTCCCAACAAACGTGGCCCAACCTTTGTAGTCTAAAAGACACGGTTCTATGACTGACTCCCACGCATCTGGTGGAATGTCGGCATATTCGTCCAATACTACACCATCAAAGTAGAGTCCCCTTGCTCGCTCGTAGTTCTCACCGGAATACAGCCCGATCTCTGCCCCGTTCTGGAATCGAATCCATAGCTCCGACTCGTTCTTGATCACACCAGGTATCTGATGAGTGAAGGTCTTGAGGTAGCTCCAAGCAATCTTTTTGGCCTGCGCTTGTGTGGGAGCAAAGTATCCGTAGCGCAAAGGCGATGACTTTAGACCCTTTCTCGTGTGGGTGTGACACTTGAGGATTAGATCCTGCAAACATCCGAAGCTCTTACCGCCACGTCGATGCACTACCAGACAAGCTCTATCCTCTGTCCGTTGCAAGTATGGCCTAACCCAGCTCCGAGGCTTCAGCGTTAGTCTAGTCTTGTTCGTCGCCATATGCCGTCATGAAATCGTTGCGAATATCGCTAACACTTAGTTTCTGAAAATGATCAGCGCTCCAGCAAATGCCGAAGACGTTGATTTCTTTAGGGGTATCTGAAGCGATCATTACTATCACCCTCTCGCCCTCAGTAATCTCAGCAAATGAGGTGATGTTGTGGAAGCCCTCAGCCTCTAGGTAGCTCTCAACCTGTCCTAGTTTCTCAACCTCTTCAAATGTCACCTCACTCATCCTCTCCTCCGATCACAATCTCAATCTCGCCGGAGACCTCTACGGAGTGATCGTGTTTGTCTCTCCAGTCGTTTCTGAACCGGTTCTTCATCTGGAATATGTAGCTAGTTGGATTAAAACCATCAATCCCCCCGAAGGTTGCCGTTCTACCCTGTTTTTCCCACCAAGCTAGGCTTTCCTCCTCAGCCCTTTTTATGGCGTCGGAAAACTCTGGCTTACTTTTACTCCACTCAAGCAATGTATCGCGACAGACGCTAAGCTGTGAGGCAATCTCAGCCTTTCCCATTCCAGCTTTACCGCATTCAACTACAGTCTCGCAGAACTCTGGTTTGTATTTTGTGGGTCGTCCTCCTGCCATGCTAAAAATATAAACAAAAAAACCGGCCCGAGCAACTTAATACTCGGACCGGCTGTTACACACTAATAATATGAATTAAACACAAAGCAGCTTGCTGCTGAAAAGGTTGTATCTAATTCTCACACATCGTCAAGGTGTTTTTACGGCTGTCCTCCGGCCCAAGCCATGAGGACTAGAATGGCTACGAAAATAGCTGACTGTATGATTTCTTTAATGTTCATTGTGTTTAAAGTTCAATTTGTTTATATCCGTAACAATCGGTCAGGTCGTCCATTACATGGGCAAACAGGTGAGCGTAGCGGCGTGGATCAAGGTAGATGATTGCTGTTTCGTCGTCCTCTTGGGTAAGCCACATTGTGTCGGCGTCAGCGTCATACCTAATGTAATCAAACTCTAGTTTTAGAGTCTTTTCAAACTTGCGAATTTCAATAAACGCGATGTCTAATGGTGTTGTCATGTTGTTAGTGGTTTGGTGTTTTGGAAATTAGCTGCTAACTTTAGCGTCCATAATGTCTTGCTTTGACGCCAAACCAAATAACTGTAGCCCCCTAGAGCCATGCTTAGCAAAGTATACCCGACGATCATGCAATGATGCAGGAGGCTGGGTAGGGTCAAAAATAAGGTGGAACCCGTTAAGCTTAACAGTGTGAACGGGCGAGGCAATACGTTGTAATTTCTTAGTCATGTCGGGGGGACAATCGCACCCCTAGAAACCAAAGTCAACAAGTATTTTAAACTTTTTTAGTTTTTTATTAGCCTGTCAATGTGTCGGTGGCAAGAAGTGCATATAAACACAACATCTATCCAATGATCTTTCTCGTATCCATTGTGATGATGTGCCTCAATTCTACTTTTATCGCATCCGCATTTTGTGCATTTGCTAGGCCTTACAAGTCTGCCCGTTTTTACCGCTCTTGCTACCGCATTATGTGCTGATTGCTGAAGCCGGTTACGCTGCCTTCTGGCTTGCTGGTTTTTTAAATATTGATCCTTATTGTCTTTGTAATGCTGCCTATTGGTCTTTCTTTTGCATTTAACGCATTGAGACTGAACCCCAGTTGTTTTAGTCCTGTCTTTACTAAAGCTAGCAATAGGTAAGAACCTGGAACATTTATTACACTTTTTTGCTTCCATTTAAAACCAGGTTAACTTGTCTTGAGTAAGCGCGTATCCTTGGCCGTGGCCTAGATCAATAATGTTTTCTTCACGCACTAGCTGCTCCTTTGATGCCCACCCGATGAAGTCAACATCTAAGTCCCCAACTATTCCTAAAATATAAATATCAACATCAGGATTAACTTTCAGCGTAGATAGTAGCCTGCCAGTTTTGTAGGTAGTTGATTTAATATCATACCGCTTACCATTGAGGATGCCGTCAGCGCTACCGCTTCTAGGTGTTAAACCAAGGTCTGGGAAAGTGTTGTATCGTTTAGCAAATGCGTATTCTGCCATCACGCCCAAAACGTCTGCAGTAGCGCCGTCCTGTGTCCCAACCTTGGCATCTTTAACGCCTGAGTTTCTAGCAATCAGAGACCGCATTCTGCCTAAAATTTGACAGATTGCGATCTCGTCAGGGTTAAGTTCAACTTTTATAACGCTTAAAAGTTAAGTTCTTTTATAAGACATCCCTCAATAGGGTCTTTGGGGCTTTCGATTTCTAAATATCGAATATCCATCAAAGACTTCGGGATACGAAGAGGCTTAATATTTTCAGGCTCTCCAATCGCGCAATCAATATCTAACCAGGCTTGCCTTAGTGATTTAGCTTGAACTAAAGCATACCTAGCTCCAATTGCATCTTTTCCCCAATCAATTATGTAAGTTCTCATGTCTCTCTTCTGATTAGGTTTAAAACGGAATCTCGTCAGCATCAGCAGTGCTGGCGTCTAGTGCCGCTGCCTTGGCCTTGTAAGCTTCGCCAGGATCGCTTGTGGCAGGTGAGGCGCTTTCGATACGCCATGCGACAAGGTTATTGAAAAACCTACCGTCATGCTCTCGGCCACGGATGTTAAAATGCACCGTGATCTCGTCGCCGACCTTGGCCTCGTCAATCTCTTTGATGCGATCCTTGACCAGCTCCAACTTAATGAATTGGTCAAATTTGCCATCATCGACTTTCACGACAAACTCTCTCTTAGTGAATCCAGAGTTAAATGTCTGCGTATCCCCCAGCAAATGGAGGCTTCCTGTTAGTTTCATGCTCTCGCTCATTTTTTATTTTGTTTATTGATTCGCCTAGCCAATTCTGCTGGATCGTAGTCCGGCGCTGCCGCTAAGCATGGGCAGTCTGAAGTATTTCTGACGCAATAAGAAAAGGTCGCGCCTGGGTCATATCGAAATCGTGGGTATCCATCGCATTTAACGCAGGGTTTTAACGAGGCGTAAGCCTCCCTGATCTCTCTATCCATGTTTAATATGATGAGTCAATCGCGCAACTTGTCCATCATTATTGTGATGAATGAACGCTTCCACACAACGAGGAACTCCCACATATCCCTTTTTGTGATGCCAGCTATCAGTGCCGGATGGCGATCTTATATGTTCAGCAGTCACTCCTATGTAATCTTTGGCACTCTGCCATGGTCCAGGCCATTTTGTTACAGATCGATGGTGAAGGTGATGCAAATAAATCGTCCTGTGCTTAGTCGCTGCCCACATTTCTGGCTCTTCTTGAGCCATGAGCAATGGCGTATCTGCCAGTTTCGCTCCATCCCCGTGGCTAAATCCGAGCATATTTGATCCGAATTGGACGTATTTACGATGATTTACCGAAATATCAAATGTGACGTTTTTGCTTTTTCGGAAGTATGCTTTGAGTGTTTGCGCCAACATCCAACCCGCAACATAATCATGGTTGCTCGGACAATGGATAACCGTGACGTTCGCGTACGGAAGAAGTCTCTCAATCGCCCTGACCATGAGATCTTTGCATTGAATAAACGACTGCCACCATAAACCATCCATGTCTTGAGGCGTTCCGGCGGTCGTGACTGGGCGCTGGCTGTCGATGTGCAGGCAATCGTTACCGATCACCATATAAACCTGGTCGATCTCCCAGCCTTGCGACATCCGCAGCAAGTCATCAATCCCGCGATCTACACAAGCTACGGCCTCCTTCACGTTATAGTTGCTGCCGGTTTCTTCCTCAACAGCTAGCTTACCAACGTGGATGTCCGATGGATCAAGTATAAGGCAGTGTGGATCTTTGATTTTCTTGCGTTTGAACGCTTTGAACTTTGGCGAGTATTTCCTGAGATCGGCCAGAACCGGCTCAAATAGCTCATCTAGGCTAAGGTTCTCGGCTTTGGAGAAAAGGCTAATCCTCTTTGATTTATACCAGAAATGCTTAACCGAGCTTGGCGATATGCCGGCCTCATCGCACTCTTCCATAAGCGCTGTCATTGCGCCGCCAGATCTTAGGCGTTTTAACACCTGCATTTCATCTTCAGTTAATCTTGGTCTAGGCATTAGTCAGTTCCATAATGTTAATATGTCCAAACCTTTTAGTGGCATGGAGGACAGTCCCGTGGTCTCTCTTCCTAAAAATTTCCGCTATCTTTGTTGTTGAAAATGTTGTGTGTCTTCTAATTAACGCCATCGCAATCATGCGCGGGTGAGCTATTCTGTTAGTTCGCGTATTGCTTAAGATTTCTTTACTAGTCAAGCTATATTTATCGCAGACACAATGTATGATGGCTGTCGCGGTATCGATATTTTCCTGATCGCTCATTTATTTCGGTAGGATTTCCAGTTACAATTCACCACTCCACCGGTCTCCTCGGCTCTTGACCAAATAGATCTTCCGACCGCTGCCGCTGCCTCATTCGGTTTGTGATTCGTTATGATAACGGTCGCTAAAAGGTTGTCGTAGCGATGGTCAATAAGGTTAGTTAGCGTTCTCTGCTCCCAGTCAGTTCCTGCTAGCTCGGACCATTCGTCTAAAATGAGCAGTGAGACCTTCTTGGCCTGCTGAAGTGTCTCGCGGGCGTTTCCTTTTAACTGCCTATCATCTTCAAACTGTTGTTTAATTATTCCTAACAGGTCGTGAGTCTTAAAATATCGACTTCCTTGGTCACGCTTAGCTGCCATCTCAGCCCATTTGGTCGCTATCTGAGTTTTACCTGGCCCACGATCGCCGCATAAAATTAGCAAACAATCACCGCCTATTACTCGCTCCTCAAGCTCCAGCGCTTTCCCTAGCCCATCGCCGTGCATCTGCATTAAATTAGCGATGTGGCGAGATGGGAATCCCCATTTTGCTAGCCAAGTTTTTATTTCATTATAGTTCAGCGACATAGATTCCGTCTCCTTCCGTGTTTCTTTCTGGCAAGTCCTGCCATCTCATTCTTTTGATCCAAAGGTGAAGACCCTGCTGGTATTCTCCATTTTCTTTAGTCCAGTGATCGCACTGCTTCCAAGCTTCAATCGCGGCCAGTAGCTCGTCTAGCGTAGGCCGCTCTGGTTTTTTGATCTTTTTCCATTCATCCCAAACCTGTTTCTTTGATGATCGTTGTCTGGATAGTTTTGGAGCTAATTCCCATAATTGAGATAAAATCTGTTTATCGTCCACTTGTGGACAAAAAACTTCTCCTTCTCCTTCTTCTTCTCCTTCTCCTTCTCCTTTAACAATTCCAGAATTATCTGGCACGGAGGTGGCAGGAGGGTGGCACGGAGGTGGCACGGAGGTGGCAGATTGTTGATTTATCAATGAAATCCAGCCCACTTCTTTTAGGTTCTCAATGACCTGCCAGTCATCTGCCACTTCCATGCGGGTTATCTCCCAGATGTCTGCCACTTCCATGCCACTCCCATCCGAGTTACGAAATTCACCGCTCGCTCGTGTCTCCTTTGAGTAAGTGGCCATCACCTGACAAAGTGCTTGGAAAACCCCAAACGCCACTATGCCGTCCTTCCCTTTCCTCATTAGTCGTCTGTATCCGCGAGAATCGCAGCCCGATGGGGATAAAAACCAGCCAAGTCTCTGTCTCTTTCTTGTGTCAGCATTCTCAAATAGCTGAGACCATTTATTAATCTTAATCATTTTGTGTTTTGTGTTTTCGCGATCTCCGCCAGCATCTGGCCGGCGTTGTGGACCACGCATATTTGACCTTTCCAGGTCGAGTGCAGCTCCTGTTGAGCTTTAGTTAATTTACGGGCGCTGGGAGGCTTGGAGCCGTCCTTTATCTCAAAAAGGTAGTTAAACCCATTTAAGCCCACGAGGATGTCAGGAATGCCTCTTCCCGCGCCCGATAAATCAAATACGCTAGCCTCGGGCAGAAGCTCCTTAAACTCCGCAACCACTTCTGAGTGATTGGCGTCCACCCGTTTGGCGTAGCGTGTCATACTGTTTCAATAATGTTTGCTAGATCTTTAGCGTAAGGCGTAGGGTAAATTCTAATTTTCCTAGGCTCGCCAAACTTTGTCGATTTTATCAGCTCCTTGCGAAGAAGGTTCTTTTTAACAAGATGGCTAACAGCAGTGTTAATGCACCCGCGGGTCGTTCCGATTACAGCAGCTAGATCATCAGTTGAGATACCAGGTTCGCAGACTGTCGCTAAAACCAAAGACTTTCGGTAATATGTCGAAACACCTGCTCGCCTCCATTTCTCGGACTCAACAAGGTTTTTCATTGCAATAGTCATCGGACCACCACCTTTCCGAATAGAGCCTCCTTGACCTGCTCAGCTACCTCTCGGTATTCTGGAATGAAATCATCTTGGGCGCGTGAAACAAGCTCAGTGAACTCGTCAGCTTTAACCTTAATAATAAGAGGATTAGTCTCAGGGAAATAGCTCATAAACCACCATGTCTTAATGCCGGTGACGGCCATGCTCCAATGGACTTGAAGCTTGTATTCCTTTGGTAACACTCCCTCCATGAGATACTCAGTATGCTTATCAACTTGAGGACATTTGATCTCTAACCCCATATTATACTTCCCGTCTTCATCCATGATTAAACCATCAGGAGAGCATCCAATAATCTTATCGTCACGGGTCACAAACCCGACCTCAGTGACCTGGTAGCCCATCATCGACTCAAACAGCTCCCTAGCCTCGTTCTCATGGTCGTTACCCCAGTCAGTGAACTTGTTCCCAGCAAACACCATAGGGTCGCTCACACGGCATTCTCGCGCTAGCTTCCGAGCGTATTTAATACGACTGGTCGATAGCTTGCCGGTAGGTGTAAGGATATTGCTAGCCTGTGAAGCCGTAGCCCTCCCGAGCCTGATCTGCTCCCAGGCTTCCGAGCCTTGTTTAATATCGTCATGCACGATCATTTCGATCCCTCCTGACTAAAGAGATCCTCAGTGTCTGGCTCAATCTCGGTCTCAATCACATCCTCAAAAGGATCAACCGCGATTTCGCGAACTCTTGTAACCGGAGAAGCCGGCGTTACGTCACGGAACCCAGCAATGTCGCGGCCCTCGTCCTCGTCGTGAATGCCACCAAAGCCGAAAGCTACACGCCCACATTGGATAATGGACTTCCACTTTAACATCCGGCGAGGGTGCTGACGCCAAGGCTCGGTGTTACGCTTTACCTCCTCTAGATACTCACGATGCGTGGTAGGATGCTCACGATCCTTCCGGTGTATCTTGATTTCACACCAAGAACCATCCTCGGCCCACTCCTCGCTCATCCCGTTCATTTGGGGATGGTCGTTAATAATCCGAAGCCAGCCGTCAATAGAGACAATTGGAACAATTTCACCGCCCTTGCCAGGAAAAGCGTAAAGCTCTTTTAGTAAGGGGTTTAGTCCATAGGTGTTAGCCACGATTACCAATGATGCGAACTGCTCATCGTTCTTGCAGCTCTTGAAAGCCGTAGCTTTTAGTATTTCAGCAGTCCTCTTTGAGTTGCTGCCAAGTCTCTCCGCAAGCTCTTGTAAAGCATTGCCCTTCTTATTTTGTGTTATTTCGTTCATGTCGTTAAATGGAATATTTCGCAACGTGTTTTCCGTTCACGCTTATTCTTTCTGATTTTACTGGATGACCATCGCGGCGTAGGTCTAAGACCCTTGCCGCAAGACGAGTGCATCCGAATTTTTTAAATGCCCCAAGTGTAGTGAGGCTTCCACCGTTTTCTAAATGCGCTAATATCTGGCGCTTTTGTGTTTTGATTTTCATAGTCCAAGGTTCTTTCTAGCTTGCGCGTAGGCGGCTTCTCGCGCCGCTTTGTATTCCTGGCTCTCATTAGCCCTGATTCGGGCCACTCCAGCTTCTATGGCGTCCCAGCGCTCATTAGGAGCGTATCTGGCTTTTCGCTCAGCTTCTTTGATTAAAGCTGACTTTTTACCCTCTTCGTAAATGTCCATTTTAATATGTCCTTTGTTTCGCGTTTAAAGCGATATTGATAGCCTCAATTCTTTCAGCGACCTCGTATTCGCTCAACTCGTAATATCCCCCGATCAAAAGCTCCTTAATTTCAAGAAGCTCAAAATTCGGACGAAGATACAGCTTGTGAGCCATCTCTTGAATTCTAGCCTTCTCAACTGCTCGCGAGCTAGCAAACACCCACATAACGAGCGTGGAAAGACTAAGAAAGATCGCAGCTCCAATCATAAGCTCTTTCATTTTCTGGCTCCTTTTAATGCTTTGCTAAGCAGGTTCTGGACTAAGTCTTTAAGGCTTACTCCCTTTGTAACGGCAAGCACCTTAAGTGCCTGATGTGTCTCTTGGTCAACTTGTATTAGTTTCATTTTTTTAGGTCAGCCTTGCGCTGATAAATGAAACGTAGTCAAAAATAGAACCGAGTCAAATAAATTTCTTAAATTATTTTAATTGCGTGTTTTACGCCAAGTAATCAACTAGAGCATCGCAGTAGATCTGAGCTAGCTCTGACTCCATGCCGTCAAATAAAACCCACTCCTTGGCATTGCTAGCAAAAAACGGCTCCAGTATAGCGGCAGGTGGCTTTGTCTTTGATAAGAACCTGTAACCTCTACCTCCTTGGCTAATCGCCTTAACGCCTCTATCCTTCTGACCTGGCACAACCTCCGAGTGGATTTTACGAAATGCCTCTGCTAATTTCTGTCCTTCTTTACTTCCGGCGCAATACAGATATTCAAACCCGTTAGCACTAGGACTATGACAATTAAAATGAAGTTCAATCACGCAATCAAACCCCCAAGATTGTTCAGCTAAATACGAGCAGGATTTGTGATAGCTTTTAAATGGAGTCTCGGAAATAACTGTTGATGATATAGAACGCTCTGTAAGCTTCTCTCGTAGCTTTTCAGCCACGTATTGATTATAAGCCCACTCACTGACGTTGCCTCGGCTCACAGCGCCTTTATCGCCCATTCTAGAGTGGCCCACACAAATCAATACCTTCTTGATCCTCGGCTTTGGTTTGCGCGAGAAAATAGCTATTAGCTTTTCAAATATTGATTTCATTTCTGTCCGGTAATTAATGCACGTTGCCAGACATATTGACTATAATACTTCTGGCCTCTACCGATCATCGAAACCTCTTGAAATGTATAAAGCCGGCCATCAGTCAGAGTTATCACCGGAGGATCGAAGCTGCTCGCGTTTAATTCTTTTTGAGAGCCGTTCAATCCGCAAGACGGAAGCAGCATCACCAACGCTAGCCAGCTTATCAATTTCGTCTTCCAGGTCATCAATATATCTCCTCAGTTTTAAGTTTGTATAAGCGACATAGGCTTGAAGCGCTGCTGTCAAAAGCTTCATCATTCGCCTTTTTTAAACCTCCGCCATTGGTTTATCAAAGAAAGTATTCCGATTAGCAGGGCTATGACCGCCGAAATAAATCCAACAGCCATTTCAAAGTAGTCAAAATAGGCCGAGATCGCTGACCATGAGCTGGCTATCATTCCTGTGATCGGGTGTGTTAAATGGTTATTCATTATTCTAGCTCACTTTGTGGCTCAGGCTTGATCGCCAGGAACTCTAACTGAGTAAGCTCTTGGACACCCTCGGCATCTTCAAGCATCGCGTCATCGTTAGCGGTGAATCTCCAGCAGTCGATGGCTATTAGTCGTCCACTACCATCAGTAGCTTCAGCCAGGTTAGCCACAGGTGGTAGTCCGGTAAGTGTTGTGCCTTGTTTGTTCGGATAGCCCCTGTCAGAGTCTACGGCTGCAACAAGTCCCGTGTAGAGTTCGTCGGGCTGAACAACATAGTATCGAAACCCTGTATCAGCGCGGGATTGCTCAATGTCTGTGAGTGGTTCTTGTTGTTCGTCCATTAGTCAGGTAGGTCTAGTAGTTCTAACTCATCTTCCATCTCAAGGTCTTCTTCGATAGGCGGCTCCCAGTGTAGGCGTTGAAGATAAGTCTCAAGGTTAATCTCTTCGATACCCTCTAGGTCAAAATCGTCGGTCTCAAGGATGCCACTGCGCTTAACACAATACAGGCGGTCGCTGTTGGTCTCTGGGTCTAAGAAAGTCTTATCCCACAGTGCCAACCACCTGTCAGTGCCGTTGCCGTCTGGTAGACCTCGGGCTTCGTTTCCAGCGGCTGTGAGTTGCTCGTAGGACTGCTCGTTGGAGAACCTAAAGAATCGATGGGTTTCGTCTGTCATACTTAAAGTGTTACGTTGTTAACAATGATGCTCCAGCCTTTGGCTTTGAGTGATGTTACTGCGGCGTTAGTCGCGGCACTGAGCGAACCAGTGGCTGTATTGTAATCAATGTCTATGCCAGCGTCACCCAAAGCAGTGCCACCAGATGCTCCGTTAGTCGTTGCGTATTGGCCTGATGCGTCGATGGATGTCAGTATGTTCTCGACCGATTGTGCGGTGAGTGACGTGCAGAAAAGCCAAGTTTCATGGAACACTTGATTACTAATTGAATCAGGATTCCAGTCT